GAACAAGTCGTCACAATACTCATCCCAAAAAGAGTCCAGTATATTAGAGTTAAAAGACGATACCGTCCCAAACCCACCTGGTAAATAATCTCCACCAGACATATTCTATCTCCTATTTATTTGCGACAACCAGCGGAGGCTAATAAATTAGCTTATTTCTTTTTAGACTTCGCTCCACGGAATAAGTCGATGGTTTGAGAACTCTTCTCTTTCGTCTCAAGGTCATAAATTTCCTTAGAGAGAGCTTTGTTCTTATCACCGTCAGATTTGAAAACAAATCCGAGATCACCATCCATATCAAACTGATCAATGCCGTCTCGAATAACAGTGACTTTATCCCGATCTTCTTTTGCCTTTCTGGCTGCCTGGCCTTTGTCGATATTAGAATTGCTGGTCTTTAAAAAGACATCAACAATCTTTTCATTCACTTGATCAACACCGAGGTCAGAGGCAAAAAGCTTAATTTCGTCATAGGTGTAACCCTGGACAATAGCTTTTTCTGCTGCCTTTCGTTCCAGTGTGATTTTTTGCTCATTTTGAGAGTATTTTGACAGTTTAGCGTCCACCCGTGATTCCGCCATTGCGGAGGTCGCATTCATCTGAGCAAGAGACTTTTCCTCATCTTCTAAGGCAAGATACTCGTCCCAGGTCTTGACTCCGGCAGATTCGATAAGATAATCCTTCGTACTCTTCTTTTCTGGTTGTTTATCGACGGGTGGTCGATTTCCTCCAGCAAGTGCATCGAGTCTGAGGTTCATCTTTTCAATGCTATCCATAATAGCTTTATTACCTTCGTCAACTGGTGGCTTTTCAGCCTTTTCCCGGTCAATCTTCTTTTGCTCATTTGTCTTACGTGCTTCGTCCTGGGTTTTGACAATAGTGTTGTAAAGCGATTTGTTAAACTTGGTGTAAAAATCAGGGTTTTTCAGCGCTTCTTCTGGTTCTCCATCCACAAACTGTGCTGGAGCTACTTTCTCTCCTGGTTTAGGTGGACTGACAAGAACCTTATAGTCCTTACCTTCGTGGTTTACTTCAAGCTCAACGGGCTTTTTTTCTTCGCCTCCGCCGGGAGCTCCGTCTTCCACCTTGTCCATCAAGTGATTTTTGGGTACGTAGTTAAACATAAATCCTCCGTAGCCTTTGCGTTGCAGTGAGGCTCGCTTTTTTATATTCTCTGTGCTTACGCAGTGAGAGTTTTTTCATTATTTTCACGGGCAAGTTCATTTTGCACCATCTCATATAATTTATCAAATAAATCAGGTCTATCCTCAAGCTCTTTTGCTAAGGCATAAACCCGATCTTGCTTGCTTTTTAAATCAAGAACCTTTTCCGGGTCATCTAAATCCATTTTTTGAAGAGCAATCTCAATTGGTACATATCCTTTATCTAATAATCTTTCATATTTCTCTGCTCTCTGTGCTTTCAATTCTTCATTTCCAGCCTCATCCACAATCTTTACATAACAATTTGGTGCTGCTGCTATCATGCTCGTATCCAATGTTTCGTTTACCAGAAATTCTACACCAAAATATTCTTCTAAATATACATAATTTTTATATTCAGCAATAGAGTCCTTGGCTAATGTAAATAAGTTAGTTAATAAAAATAAATAAGGGTTAAAGTCTGATTTAGAACTATTGATATTATTAGCAGTTAATATATTAAGAGCCCTGCCCGACTGGTGGCTACCCTGCGCAAATCCATCCTGAATCGGGGTAGAAGAGGTACTTTCGGCAATCCATGACTCCAGTAGTCCGATAATGTTTTGCAGATCCGGACTTGAACCCGGAGGGGTTATAAAACCAACCGGCTTCTCAAGTTTTCCAGGAGTCTCAATAAATTCTTTATTAATTACAACCACCGTATCTTCATCGGGGTAACCATCTTTAAAATCTACCCAGTTATCTATACCGCTTTTAACTACATAGGGTAATGATTTCAGTTTTCTCAATGCAGCAACTAAGTGCATGGATAAAGTAGAATTTAATATATGTTGAGATTCCGCCTGACGGAAGGCATCACTGATCGGATAGCTGCTGTCGGGGTTAGGAACCCCAGGCATTAAGCAATAAGTTGATTTATCACCAATACACCGAGGGGGAGATATTTCGGTATCATACGACGGCAATAAAATGGTTTCATACCAGGCATTATATCTAATCATCTCAGGTTTAGTGACAGCCATCCCCTCTGGAAGGGACTCCCTGTCATCAAAATCCTCAACCTTTGACATCTTCTCTTCACCAACTTCTTTTCTAAGATCACTATCAAGCACATCATAACTTACACCATCATTAAATACAGACTCTAATTTTCTGGTTTTGGTATAATGTGGTCTTAAATACTGGCAAATAACAACCTCTACGTAATTTGTGCTGGTATTATAAGTCCAGCCCTTTCTTGCTACGCCTCGCAAATAAGACTTTCCAGATTCAATCATTTTAATAACTTTTTCTACATCTCCCTTTATCGGAATAGCCCCTGATCGTAGCTTTTCAAAGAATTTGGTTTTTTCATAAGTCTTAATCTCAAAGAATTTATCAGCGTCTTTTAAATATTTATCAGAGCAATTGGGAGGCAGTAAAAAACAACGTGGGTCAACGGTTCTTACCTTTGGGATACCAGTTTTCCAGCCATCTCTTTCCTCATACTTATCCCACTCATATTTAACAACTCCGAAGCCGAGAAATGCTTTGTGCATCACGCTGTAGTCACAACTTCTAAGCATATCAAAAAATTCTATAGCGAAATTAACATTTTTTTCTAAAATATCCTGAGCAACTATAAATCGTTTAAGCCTGTTCTCTAAGGTAACATCTACCCTTGTTGCGAGTAATCGTGAGATTTTCTTATCTATTTTTTCCCAGGTAACATTCACCCATGCCTGCTCAGATTGAATATTACCAAACACACCGTGTTCAAGCCTTTCCTTCCAACATCTGATCCCAACATCCATCATTGCATCGGCGTTTGTTTCATCACGGTAGCTGACAAAATCAGTGAAATCCTGACAAAGTTTTACTGCATCAAAGCTCTGGCGTTCTTTTTTGGTTAAATATTCTCGAATTTCTCTTGTTATCACTGTTACTCCTTAGCTGATGCAAAAACGGAGGAATATAGTTAATTTTGTCAAGTTAATATTCACCCAGCCCCGCAATCAGGTCTTTCTTTTTCTTCTCACGACCCCTTCGTTTCTTCTGCATTGCGTTCTCCTCTTCTATTTCCTTGATCATTGTTTCAATGTTTTGCCTATCGCCTGCCAGATACCTTGTCAGGTCACCAAAATCCTTATATCTTGGCTCAAGCATTCCCGTCATAGTAGTAGCTTCACCCCATTTCATTTTGTAAGAATAATTTCTCATGCCATTCTTTATGTGATAACTTAAATCCCAATCCCAGATCACAAATTTAGAATGTTTATCTGGAAGGATAGTAGTCATAAGTTTTTCAACTAATTTATGACCATATAAAATTTCTGACTGTTGCGAGCCAGCAGCACTATACGACTTTACCCATTCACCACTAAGCCTGTATTCATTACCTAATTCTCTGTAACTATCCCATATCTTTTTCTTTCCCCTGCTCTGGACACAAAACCTTTTATCAAGTATTCTCCTGGCTACAGGTAATTGATCTTCCATGCCGAGGTATGATGATAATTCATATTCTCTTTGGATAATCCCTTCAAATATCTCGTTCTCGGATGGTGATTTATTAAATTCCCAGTAATTCTTATCATTATCAAAGGGGTAACTTGCCATAATTCCATATCTGCCATTCGGGTTTACAAACGCCCAGATCATAGCGTCTGGTCTGGAATCATGAGGGTCAATGACATGGATATAAATAGCATTCTTATCCGGCATAAACCAGAACTTTTCGCCTGCCAAATATGCTTTAAATATCTCTTTATCCACCTTTACAAGGTGTTCTTTCTCATCATATTGTTTGTAAACCATGCCATGATAATGGGTGGGTATCCCTTTCTCTCTGGCTTCTTTTTCATCCTCAGAATAAGTCCTGACCGTTTCCTCAATCTCTTCCTGTGGTCTAAAGCCCCGTTTTCCGAGCTCATTATCCTTGGAAGTTCCATAAATGGTTGCCGTAACTTTGGAATAGCCGGGTCGTCCTTCCCTGATCGCTTTCTCGATTTCGTCCATTGTGTATGCGGGGCAATAGATTGGTGTAAAATTCAAAAACATTATCAAACCATCACGACCCCTACCCTTTATCGCTTTCCACTGAGCGTCATAAGGGGGTTCATCTAATATTGCTACTGAGACATTTGTGGACTCGAACTGCTTTATATCCTGATCATAAGATTTGTATATTAATGACCAGTCATTTTCATCACCAGTATTTAAGCTCGCCAACTTCCTGCCATCGTAGTTGAAATTCCAGTTCTCATACCCCTTCAGGAAATATTTAAAGGTTTTCTCGATCAACTCACCCTTTTTTAATGCAGAGCTTTGTGAGCAGTACCAGATAGTCTTTTCCTTAAATGGGAATTTCCTGAATAATCCAAAATTGAACCAGGGAGAAGCGATCCCATAAAGCAAATTAACTGCTATTAAAACCGATAAATAGGTTTTCCCGATACCGTTTGCCGAAAAAGAAGAGGGCACGGCAATGATATTACCTTTATCCAGGCAATGAGCAAAGTTCCTGATGATTCTTTCATTATCACCCGTAGGAACATAGAATTTTGCCGGATAAGCCTCTGTCAGGTCGAACATGGCTTCTATCTCGGAAGCAACTATCGTATTGGCATTTTTTAATATAGCCTCATACTGAGCACGACTGGTTATTGCTGACTTTGCTAATATATCATTAGTTCTCCAGGGCTTAAAAACCTTTATGTATTCATCAAATTGTACTGGTAAATACTCTAAACCGGTTTGTACCTGATTACTCACCTATAACCTCCACATCGGTGTATTTTGTTATTTCAAGAGGTTTGGCGGATCCATCTGGGTTAAATGACTCCAACCCCAGCACGGGTATATTCTCCAGAGCATTGACGTCCCTTGAGTCTAAGCTGAAATCTTCCAGAAAGCCTGCTCCAGCCAGTTGAAGCATTAATCTTACAGCATCTTTATCGGGTTTGATATATCGTTCAAGGATTTCGGTTTTAACCGTTTTAGCATTAATCTGGATTGTTTTTGTTAGCTGAATTTTTCTACCGAGAGAGGCTTGCTTTAGTGCCGGAAGTAACTCATTACCAAAGAAATTGGTATTTATAACTTGTTCAAAAATGTCATTTACTATTCCCTCAACTACCTTGATCTCTTTTTTATGACGCCCCTCTCTAAATTTCTTATCCAGTAAAGGATATTTCTCAAATGAGGATGGATTAATTTCAAGGGATTCACATATCTGCTGTTTATCTAATCCTATTCCGCTTAAATCCTTTACGAGTTGGGCATAACCTACATCTATTTTTAATTTAGTTTCGGGGTCAATTTCCTCAACGATCAATTCGTATTCTTTAACTTCCGGATAGGTATCTTTAATATTGACCAATAATCGTAAATACTTATATCTAAACCTCGGAGGCATTATCTTAACACGATAATTCATTACATTGAGATTTGCTATTTTAAAGGATTCGGCAATTTCTTCTTTGGTGCTTATACCTTCTTCTACAAGGCGGTTGATATAATCATATAGCTCCTCGTCCTTAATCACAAATAGAAGCCCGGCGTAGATAGTAAGTGAATTGAATTTCCTGCCATTATACCTGCTGACTTTATCTCCGTCTGAGAGGTTGAGTAGCTCCTGTTTATACTTTCCTTTTAGCATAGCATAAAAGCTACGTTTAAATTCCGCCTTTATGTCCATTGATACCCCCTTTGCCTTTACAAATAAAAAAATCGTCATAATATAGTTATTTGTCAACCTATTTTTTTGTCATAAAAAAAGTTATCCACACTTATCCACAAGTTATCCACAAAGTTATTCGCAGGAGATTACATTTGTAAATATAGCAATTTATATATGTTACAAGCATTATTTTTGTTTGGAACGGGTTTTGCTCTTAATATAATTATTACTACTACTTTGTATTTATATAGTCTTTCTTTAATACTTATTATAAATAAAAGGAAAACTTATTTAAACTTTTATCTTGACTTATATTCCATTAAATTATTAATTTGTTTTCGATATTAGGAGGTGTGGAAGATGAAACTTAAACAGGTACTTACGATAATGGTTATTATTGCATTGGTGGTTTACATAGCAATACTTCATCATCGAGTTGATGTAGCGGAGAAAAGATTTAATTACCTTAATCAGAATATTAATATATTATCAGAGAAAATTGACACTCAAAACGTAAAACTGACAAAGGTACAATTTGATAACTGCGCAGAGGGGAGCGAGGTTAAGGTTGGGGATAAGTTTGAATTTAATGGATACGGTGTAACTGTGGTCAGGAGGGGGACAGTGGCATTACTACATGGAACTCTCGGTTATCATATTGATAAATTTAAAAGATGCTTTGTTTCTTTTGCAGAAAGAGTTTTTATTATTTGGGATAACAACCGCATGACAAATGTAGAGAAGGTGGTGGTATGAAAAAGACTATATTTATTATCCTGATGTTGGCTACGTTGATGCTGAGTGGAAGCTATGAGGTAACTGCGATTGACACGATAGTTGGCACTGAGGGTTATAGCGATTTCAAGTATGAGGCGGTCGAGGTTGATAGCACCCTACTCGACACGCTTAGTTATAGCATAGGTGCTGTGAGCAATTATTTTGATTTTTTGCCTGTAGATTATACAAATTATGTCTGTCACTTTGGAGAATATGAAATAGATTTTAACATAGAAGATGAATCCTTGACGATAGATGGGTTGCTGTACGAGAAACCGTCTAATCAGGAGTCTAATTCCGAAATAGACGAAATTATCCAGTATTATAAACTGTTCAAGCAGATTGAGACGTTAGATGCACGGATAGAGACATTGGAGCAGAAGATTGAGGTGTTGGAGCAAGCGGTTGAGAATGAGATATTTGAGCAACCTAAACATAACCCAAACATACAGAATTTGCCAATATATCCTAAAGATGAATTTTGGGAATGGAAGCAACTATACGGAATGAAATTTAACATGCCGATAGTTGACCCTGAATGGGAACGGTTTATGGAATGGAAAAAGAGACAGCTAAATCCAGAGAAGGTGACTATTGATACTGTATATACACTTGACGAGATTATAGCTGACTCATTATGTGTATTTGGTAAACTTGAAATGCTTCCCCCTACAGCACAGGGAACAACAGAATATCCAACTCCGTATAATTACCGTGATGATGATATTGACGCTATCTTAGACGAGCTAAGCGATATGTGGGAAGCGATAGATAAGATAAATAGGAGGTTGAAATGAAATGGGATGGCTATATTCACGTAAATGGCGAGTTAATCGTTAAAAGAGTGTGGAATGGAAGGTCATTAATTGATCAAGCTTCTCCATTTGTTAAAAAAATATTTTGAGCCAGTTGAAGCTAATAGTAGAGACGAAGCCTTTGATAAAATTTCCGACAGGGAGGCAGAAAGTGAACATGAGTCGCCATAACGAGCAGGTAATGTTTTCACACAAATACCTGTATCCCTACTTAAAGCAACACATTAAGAATCTCGATGATTTGACCGTGCTGGTTGTGGGTTGCGGGGAAGGCGGGGTAGTAGGTAATTTTCGCAGTCATGGAATTGAATGTGAGGGGCTGGAGATAAACGAAAAGCTGATAGAGGGTGACTTTGTAATGATCGGCGACATTACAGGAATGACCAGGGCGATACCGTTGTCAGCCGGAAAGGGGTATGACCTGATAATAATGCGTGATACCATTGAGCGTATTCATGTTAAGTGGATGGCGTTTCATAATATAAGGTGTTTGTTAAACAATGGCGGTTATCTCTACATTACGTTTCCACCGAAACACTCGGCGTTTGCCGGACACCAGCAGAATTTGAAAACATTTCTCAGGTATATCCCCTTCGTGCATTTACTCCCACTGTGGCTGTTATCACTGTCTGGAGAGGAGGAAAGAAGGCTGTGGAAGGTCAAGAATACTTACATGGTTGGCATGAATATATCAAGGTTTAATACTCTCACAAAGAGGTTTAACTTTGTTCCAGTGATCAAAAATTACTTTATATCACGACCCGTATTCAGACTTAGATACGGGTTGCCCACTATCAGGGGCAATAAGCTGTTCTGTATGGGATGCGAGTTTCTGATGAAATTAGAAAACATGGAGGAAAAATGAAAGAATCTGAAAGAGCAAATTGGGAAGTCAAATGCACTCGGAGAATTAAAGTTCAGGAAGGGTTGGTTCTGCAAACATATCTTGATCAGAAAAACATCCCATCGTTTGGATATGGAACGAATCTAACTATCCCGTTCATCACGAAGGAAAGGGAGTTTATATTCTCTCATCTCTTTGACTCGATGGGTATAGCGAGTTTTCTATTTGATAGCAAATTTGATGCCTGTAAGCTGATTGTAGGTGGAATTTTAGAGAGACAATGCTCCCTGCTCCTTTCAGATATTCCAGATAACGCCAAAATTGCCTTAGTTGACATGGCGTACAATATGGGCGGAGGTGCTCTGGCTAAGTTTGCCAAGATGTTCAAGGCAATTCTTAGAGATAACTGGAATGGGGTCGCTGACGAGTGCCTGGACAGCATATATGGCAGGGATAAGTTCTCTAAAAACAGGGCTTCGTCAAATGCGGACTTGCTTAGAAGTTGTGCGGGATGATCTCAGAGGCTATCGAGATACTAAGAGAATACGAGCCAGAAGAGGGGTATTACCTCGCCATCTCCGCAGGGGGAAAGGACAGTATGATTTGTTATGATCTGTTAGAAAAAAGCGGAGTTAAGTTTGATGCCCATTACAACGTAACAACAATTGATCCCCCAGAGGCGCTTCGTCATCTGAAAAAGCATTATCCAAAAGTGATCTGGCATTATCCAATTTACAAAGGCAAACCAACCAATTATTACCAGTTGATCAGGCTAAAGGGATTGCCATTGAGGCAAATGAAATGGTGCTGTGAGGTATTGAAAGAGTACGGTGGCTTCGGAAGATTAATGATCGATGGGATAAGATCAGCGGAAAGCCTTAAACGATCACGAAGGGTTAAAAAAGAATACTTTCTAAATAAATACTATAAGAAAAAATACAAAGGGAAAAACGTGCCAGATGAAATTCTCGAAGAATTGGTAGCAAAGCAGAAAGCAAAATACGTTATCCATATCATATTTGAGTGGACAGACAAGGATGTCTGGGATTATATCAAGGCTGAGAAACTTCCATATTGTGAGCTATATGATCGGGGTTGGGAGCGAATAGGATGTATAGGTTGCCCTGAATCTCGCAAGAAAGACATTGCCAGAGCGTTTAATACCTATCCAATAATAAAAAGGAATATCATCAAAGCAATTCAGCGCACGATGGATATTGGAAGGTATTATTTAGAGTTTAACGATGCCGAAGATGTATTTAATTGGTGGATAAGCAAAAAAAGTGTTGTTGATTACTTTGCGGATAAATTACAGATCAAACTGGATATATAGAAGGAGAATTATATGTCATCAATAAAGGAACTCTACGAAGAATTGAAAACAATGGTGGGCAAAGAAGAGGTTGACCGTAAGCTTCGTAATTGGTTAATGAACTACAGGCGTAATCTCAAAAAACCAGCCATAACGGCAGGCAAAAAGAAGTTCCAGAAAGAGTGTCAGGAGGTACTGGCTCACCTTAATTCCTTAATGGATACCAGATATACTTTGACCGATACTTATGCTACAATGATCGTTTATTGGCTCAAGCTGGGAAAGACCGTGAGTGACTTCAAGATAGTCCATTATAAAAAATATGCTCAATGGTATAACAATGACGATATGCGCCAGTACATCAGACCTTCCACACTGTACCGGAAGTCGAACTTTGATCAATATCTACAGTCCTATTATGCGGATCAGGCTCATAAACCAGGGCAGGGCGAAAGCGGATCTACTAAACCATTACCAGAAGTAAAACAAGCCGACAGCCCAGAACGGCACAAAGAGCTTATGAAGAAATTTGAAGGGGTAAAGAAAAGACAGCTTGAAAACAGGAAGGAAGAGGATGATAGGTTGCGTAAGAGAGAAAAACACCGATACAATGTGCTGGATCAAATCAAGAGATTAGAGAAGGAAAAAGACATGAAAGAAATAATTGGTGATAAATAAACTTGACATAGAATTTGGTTTAGAGAGGATAAGCATCCTCCTTATATAAAGGGCTGGCAGGTTTTTGATATCCCCTGCCAGCCTCTTTTTATCTAAAAAGGTTTCTCATCACCCACTGTTCTTAAAACGGTGTCTTTGATAAGCATTTTAACCGCTTCTTCTTTGGTTTCATCTAACACTAACACCTCAAAGAGTTCCTTGAGCATTTTAGGGTTATTTCCAAAGCGATAGTCCTTTATGCGATCAGATTCGGGTCTAAATTTGTTTCCATCTGAGTACAGATTAAACAACAGCAAGGTATTCCATTTATCAATGATATAGGCAAACATATGCGCATTGAACTCTTTATCTGCCTCACTCGCCCCCATAATATGACAATAAAGATGCCAGATTTCGTGGTACAGGGTGTTGAACATATCTCTTCTGGTGCGATCCATAATGGTATTCTGATTGTCTTTTATGAACTCATATTTTTTGGAAATATATATCTTCTCTTCCGGGAATCTGATAATCCCGTTCATCACGTCGTCCTTAAGCATTACATAATCAACTAATTCTACATTGTATTTGACATTTGTGATAAACACCACACTCGGTATTTCATTCATATTTTCTCCTTATTTGTTAAAATAAAAGGGCTGGGTAGATTAAGTCCAGCCCGCTTTCTTTCGGTTTTGGCGTTAAGCCGCAACTTATAGATGTGAGATTAATACGCCAATAATTAATTTAGCAGTAACCCTGTCAAGAAATCCTCATCGGCATGACGTAATGCCTGACAGTGATCACACCGGGCTCTTGATCATCAGTGTAATGATTTGTGATCATTATGGGGTTGTGGCGTTTGCTATTGCTCACATAAACCTTGGCAAAATCCGTATTTACCCTGCGGAGAGCAGTTTTAAGGAATTTACCTCTTGCTGCCAGTTCGATATTTTTACCTTCATAGAAATGAAATGCCGGATCAAGTTCAATGTGGCTTCTGCCTTCGTCAAGACTACTGGCGGATACGGAGCATTCGGTTTCGTCCAGCTTCAAAACGATCCTGCCAGTGGCTTTGTCCATAACCTCTGCCGTCTCGATCGCTTTGATCAGTAATCTGACATCGCTGGTTAAAAGCTTATCACTCGATTCAGGCAGTTTACTGAGGGTTTTTCTCGGATATTCCCCTTCAAACAAATTGCACGTTACCTGGAGATTTCCGCAACGGTATTCAATCTTATTGCCCAAGACATGAAGAGTTCCGGTTGTCTCTTCCCCTTTCGGGAGATTACTGATCGCTTTCAAAAATAATGGAGGACAGGTAATATCCACCGGATTTACAGCAAAATCACTTTGAGTGATCTCCATTTCCAGCATAGAAATCATAATCCCGTTGGTAGCCAGCCCCTTAAGGTTTTCACCTATTTGCAGGTTTATACCACATAGCTGAGGACGCATTGGGTCTGTTGACGCTGCATGGCATAATTGATCAGCCAGAGCCTCGGCTTTGAAGTTAAGAAGGGGAACAAAAGGAGCTCCGGTTAGCGCATCAAAATTCGGGAAATGGGAATGATCTCGGTTGAAAATCTGATACTCGGCGTTGTGTATTGAGATCGTAATGGACTCATTGTCTTGAGCATTGAATTCAATATCAGATACAGGAACCTTGCCAAAGAAATTGAGCAGCATATTTGCGGGGAAAAGGATTTTTCCACTTTCTCCCACTTCCGCTTCTACGCAATATCTGACAAATACATTGCCATCACTTCCAATAACCGCAACCTCACCCAGTGACTCATTGGCTTCAAAAAGAACATTGGTGAGAACCGGCATGGAGATAAACTTTCTGGGTACTATGCTTTTACAGATTTCGGTCGCTACCTCTCGCAGCTTTTTGTTAAACTTAAAATTCATAAATCATCCTTGTTTGATTTAGAATGTTATATCACTATCTTCATCACTGGGCGGGGTATCTACTTCTTCTTCACCGCCCGGCGTTTCATCGATCATTTCACTGGGGTCAACTTTCCAGTAAAATACTACATTGTTGAATAAATACCTGTTCTGCCCCGACTTTCTATCAACCCAGGATTTAGGTCTCATTTCCGTGAAAACCTTTACCAGCGAGCCTATTGGGGTGCTCATTAAGCATTGCTTAAAATAATCGTTCTCGCAGGTTACTGTAAAATAAGCTACGTTGACATATCCCTTGGATGATGTTTCGACCTTTAGTGATCCTTTGGCATATTTATCATTGACATTACCCCTGCTTACCAATATCCCCGTGACTTCGGAATGACTGGTGTAAAATAGTCTCTGGACAAACAATTTAGCCTTCTTGTAAGTCTTTGATCAGGTCTTTACCTTTATCGGTGAGCTTATATCTGTAAGAATAATATTCACCGCATTTCTCCATTAAGTTCTTTGAAATACACCATCTGAGCGTAGTATAACAGGTTTGTGGCGTTACTTCCAACGCCTTAGCCCATTCCTCCATACTTACTCCAGCACCGTCGGGATTCTTTTTCTGTAAGTCGTTAAACGCTTTCAGGTACGTGGTCTTTTTGTTGGTTAATCCTACAATAACTTTCATATTATCTTCTCCTTTATTGCTACGTACTTTTTCAATCGCTGAACCAGGTCTTTATAGTCCTGATACTGCTTGGTTTTCAACACCTTCGTGAAATAGCCATCTCTCTCTTTCAGGAAATTGACTATATTATCACGGTGTCCCAGAACAACTTCCGAACTCGCTTTGGGTAACAGTTTCCGAGCCTCCACAAACGGGTTAAAGTCCTGAGCATTAGCAATTGAGAACGGGAGTGTCAGATATTCCATGCAGATCAGAAATGCCCTGTCAAATATCTCCAGCTTCAACGCTATCTCGAACATGCTCAGATTAATACTCAGGATTGATGTGAGGGCTATACTCCGTAATACACCCAAGTCATGTTTTATCCCATTAACTTCAACTATGAGTCCATCAAACATCTTCCCGATCAACGCATCCTGTTTGCCTTTTATTGCTCTTCCTTGAGCATCATATAACTCTGCCATTTCAACTCCTTATTCTTTCTAATAAATCATTAGCTCTTTCAATTATAGCTTCCGGGAACACTTCGAGTGTGCGAATGTGCAATATGGTTCCCTCCTCTCTATGGTAAAATTTATAGTGCCTGGTAGAGACAATGTGGCTGTCATCGGTAAATGCGATCTTGTTCAAAGCATCGAAAATCACCTTGGATAAATTATCACAATCGGGCTTACTTGTTCTCATTGTTTCCCCGGACAGTTTTCTCCTGCCGGACGCAGTTGGTTTGCCGGTTTTCTTATTGACGTCAGAGGCACCGAGAGCATACATCGAATATACATCCACCCAGAAAGCATCTCCTTCCAACATGGTTTTGTAATCCTTCATATAGGAGATTTTGACCTTCTTCTTAAACTCCGTGGTCTCTTTAGGGGTATATTGCGTGGTCTGAATAATCGGTTTGACTTTACCCCTTGATGCCAGTAATGCTCTCAAATTTACAAGGAATGAGCTCGTCCTGTACCTTCCCTGCGGAACGGGCTTACCTGGAATCCAGATTAAAACTTCTTTTATAGCTTCTTTCATAATAACATATCGCTCGGATCACCCATATCGTGACCGGATTTATCAAAACAGTGCCCCTTTATTAAATCCATCCCCTCTATCAATTTCTGCGTTTCCTCAAGCGTAGTGCTGAGAACCTTGAACTTAGGCATCCAGATATAAGGGTTGTCTTTCCATGAACAACCTTCTTTCTTGGCGTTGATCGAGTCCCAGAGAGACACAAAGCTCACTATGGGAGATTTAGTCACCGCCCTTATCCCGCTATAAAGTTTCCAAAAAGGGGTTTCTATTGACGACATGTGCATACCTATAGCCTTAATCCCCTCTGCGATGCACTCCTCATCGGTAATACTGCAAAATAACTATTGTCGGGAGTATTGTTATCCCAATCCTTATCATTGCCCCACTTTTTATTTTTACCCTTACCCATTACCATATTCCCAGCACCAATACCATACGGGGTGTCTATTATGGCTAACTCGTAGTGCTTATCAGGTATTTCTGCCATGAAATCCATGCAGTCACAATTAAATAACCTTACTTGATCTAACTCAAAATCAGGTTTCATACTCATTTCCCCTCCTTGTAAATTATCTTTCTGCCACATTTCGGGCAATACTCCATTCCGTTATCTTTAGGCGTGCCATCATTTAATGTCCAAATTAAATTACACTTAGAGCACCACCAATCATTATCAAACTCATCATCTTCATCTCTAAGATATTCACAGGTTTCAGGGTCAGGGTCGATAAAGGTGAGGTTCCATCTTTTACATGCAGCAATAAAATCTTTTTTTAGTAAAAATAAGTTATAATTACAGCCGATTACATTTGCACCGCTATTTTTGTCACATATAGTTAAACTATGATAAATTTTTACTACCTGCTTGTCACCTTGCTTATCATTAATAAACCCAACTATTATTTTGTCAAAACCATGATTAAATATAATATCTTTCAGCTTCTCATAATCCTTCGACACTTTATAACCGAACTTTTTCATTTCCCAACTACTTTGATAACTTTATCATATTTTATTGTCCCACATTCCTTAACTCTATGAAATTTATTCGCATAAGGCATGAGTAGCTTTTGAACAATTCTGCCAGTTCTAGATTCCTTTCCATTTTGGTTTATAATATTCAGCCTGCAAATATGATAACAAAGCTGATATACTAACCTCATATCTGCTTTGAAATTAAAACTCCCGCACCATAACGGGAATGAAGAAAAATCAAAGTCTGCATAGCTCAGGTCTGCATATCTCAGGTTTGCATCTTTCAGGTCTGCATAGCTCAAGTCTGCATCGCTCAGGTCTGCACGGCTCAAGTTTGCATAGCTCAAGTTTGCATTTCTCAGGTCTGCATAGCTCAGGTCTGCATATCTCAGGTTTGCATCTTTCAGGTTTGCATCTTTCAGGTCTGCATAGCTCAAGTCTGCACCTCTCAGGTCTGCATAGCTCAGGTCTGCATAGCTCAAGTTTGCATTTCTCAGGTCTGCATAGCTCAAGTCTGCATGGCTCAAGTTTGCATAGCTCAAGTCTATCATTTCTTCCCTTGTCTCATTAAACTTATCTACATCCGTTTTTAATAATTCAATCCATTCTTGCTTTGTCATTTTCTACTCCTTCCGGTCATTGATACTGCATACTTCACGTACCTGCTTTTATCTCCGTTCTTGCTGACTGGTTTTCCTGGTATTTTGAATCGTTGTTTCATTTCGGACTCCTATATTCTTGCATAAAGAAATTATGATATTCAAGCCTTGTTATCAGCCTGTACCCACAAAAATAATATGGTATCTCTATTATATCAACACCAAATATGGAACGATACCTTGATGGCTCCGGCATTGTTATATTATTATCAATCTTTGCAAAATGGGTTTTGAAATACTTATTGAACCGAGTACTAACAAGCAAAACATATTGCCCTCTGCATTCAGAACTTAATAATTCCTTAATAGTCTCAACTACCTTTTCTACCTCATCAGTATAGTCCTTGCCGACTTCTTTAATATCACCAGTATAATGTGCATATAAATCAGCGAATAGCACCATCCTGTTAGGCTCTAGCTTTCTGAACAAAGGGGAGTCCTTTAGCTTTTTAAGCGTCTCAAGTAAATCAGAAACAATGGGTGTAAAGCCACCACTATCTTCTGCACCTCTCAGGTCTGCACCTCTCAGGTCTGCATAGCTCAGGTCTGCATATCTCAGGTTTGCATCTTTCAGGTCTGCATAGCTCAAGTCTGCATCGCTCAGGTCTGCACGGCTCAAGTTTGCACGGCTCAAGTTTGCATAGCTCAAGTTTGCATTTCTCAGGTCTGCATAGCTCAGGTCTGCATATCTCAGGTTTGCATCTTTCAGGTTTGCACCTCTCAGGTCTGCACCTCTCAAGTCTGCACCTCTCAGGTCTGCATAGCTCAGGTCTGCATAGCTCAAGTTTGCATTTCTCAGGTCTGCATAGCTCAAGTCTGCATCGCTCAGGTCTGCACGGCTCAGGTCTGCACGGCTCAAGTTTGCATAGCTCAAGTTTGCATTTCTCAGGTCTGCATCTTTCAGGTTTGCACCTCTCAGGTCTGCATAGCTCAAGTCTGCACCTCTCAGGTCTGCATAGCTCAGGTCTGCATAGCTCAAGTTTGCATTTCTCAGGTCTGCATAGCTCAAGTCTGCACCTCTCAGGTCTATCATTTCTTCCCTTGTCTCATTAAACATTTTCACATCAGTTTTTAGTAATTTAACCCATTCCTGTTTATTCATTTTTCTACTCCTTTATAAAACCACGTTATCTGCTGGCATCCAGCACGATACTAAATTAACATCGTAATGTCTTGAAGCGCCTCCAAAATAAACAGTATTTTTGCTAAATCTCATTCCAAGACATCTTGCATGTACTATGTCACGGTTACTAAGTTTAAGGATTACTTCATCCCTTATTTCTGGAGGATCAGTTTTAGTATCACACCACTGGGAATTGAATAGCTCTTCCATAAGTTGGACTTCATTTTCAGGGTGGATAACTCCCCATGTATCAGCACCAATATTTACACCCATACATGTAAATAAATTACATCTGCTATTAATCTGCATACTATATCTACTGTTTGCGACATGAATAACAGCTACTCCATCAACATTCTCTCTGGTAATAATGGTTGCTGTGCCAAAACCGGCTTCTCCAAACCATTTGCCTAATTTCTCATCAGAAACTATGCCTTCACTTAAATCATATTCTTTAATTATCATATTTTCTCCTTATTACTTGATTTAATAAACGGTAAATCGTTTGGTTCATATCTCATCATCTGATTAAGTAGATACCCATATTCAAATATATTAGTTTCTCCAGGAACCGGATATACCATTTCAACTTTCATTATCATACCTCCTTGTCGAACATATCCTTTTTCTTCAAGAGCTTCTATTTTATCAGAAAACTCTTTACTATCAACTGCTTGCACTAATTCATATTTCTTTAACATATTTTCTCCTACATTACCACGTTTTCAGCTGGTAACCAGCCGATAATATCCATTTTATCATATTCAGTATTAAACAATTCATCTTCTGCACTGCCAACAGCGAGATATTTCTTGTTTGTTTTCCAAAGAAAGCCAGTAATAATAAATATATTGTCATCATCTGAATATTTAATTATTACTTTTTCATTCTCATCTTCAGGTAATTCCACTTTCGGGTCTATCCACTGGGTTTCGAGGAGAATGTGGTTAGCTTCATTGTTGCGACACAGTCTGACTATATCACCTGATACAATTAGGACTATAATTCCATTGTTCCATATTTCAATAGCATATTTCCCCATAGTAACTGTAATTAATTCCTTAGCTCTGAAAACAACAATATTTTCATAAGGTGTAGTGCCAAGCAGAATACTCCATACTCTAATAGCCACATCATCTGCAACTCTTTTCTCACTCAAATCATAATTCTTCAGATACATCTTTTACTCCTTTGTTCTCCCACCCCTGGCACTCCTCAAAATGCGTAACTAAATGCTCACAATATCCGCATACTGGACATATAAATTTCACTTTCACACTTCCTCCTCTGTTATTTTTATTCCTGCAATCTTATTATCCATAATCACCTCCTATTTATCTGAACAAAAGATATTTCCACTTGAATATCAGTCAAGGAAAAACTTTAATTACTTGACAATATTTCCACAGAATATATTTCTCGCATCGCACTTCCCTATATCTGGTCTCTGGAATGACCACGGCGGGCGTCCTTTCTCCTCGTTGGGACGCCCGCTGATCTTTTATTAACCCCATTGTTCTGCCATAGCTTTAGCAATTCC